TTTCGTGACACATTTCTTTTAATTCCCCATATTTATGTTCTATGTGTTTATTATTATCTTTACGTTTTGTTACATCTTTCTTGATTACGTTCCTGATATTGTTTTTCCTTATGCGTTGGTACTCGCAACCCCAATTTTCATCGCTTGGCGGGTCACAGACGGGATCATTTTCACAGTATTTGGCACGATATCGATTATTGACGGATACGCGAACCAGGTCGGATCTCACCCATTACGCTGGATCATCATCAACGCCTTCCTCATGGTTGTCGTGGTGGTTATCTGTGCGCAATTATATTTTGGAATCTTGCCGTGGGTTTGTGTTATCTATGAAACGTGGTACTACCATATCTTATACTGTTGGCGACCTTTGGTCGTACGTTTCATCCCGAATCTCACGATTCGGTTGGAAGAATATTACCAACTCCCAATAGTGGATGTTGTACTTGAAACACATAATAGAAATGGTCAAGGGCAAGTTGTCCCACACTATCATCAAGTTCCAGCTTGGGTAGCGTTACGTGAATATCTCTGGAAATTTAGAGGTACTGATCGTGTTGTGTCAAAAGCACAACAGAAAGTAATTTGGTTTGAAGCTCACAAGTTTTGTGAAGAACGCGGATTGACTGTTGCTCAAAAGAATATTTGCGTGCTTAAAGCCATCAGTGCCTTATTTGATCGTGAAACCCAACACCAAGATTTCTTACATTTAATTACTGCTTGGGGTGTTGGTGATGAGAAACCTTTATTATGATCAAAATTATATGCTTATTTTTATGCTGAAAATAGAGCAAATAATGACTCACAAGGGGTTGTAGATGATGTGGAACGTCTTACTCCGGGAGATGCATTGGTGCATCGAGTCTTGAATGCTCGTATACGTATCCGCAAAATGGGGCATAATTTTAAGCGCAAAGAGACACCAAAGTCCATCACTTTTACTGGCATTACAGCAAGAGCCGTTCCTATAATTGGAGCACACACCATGCCTAACTGTTTAAATGCTCTAGCTAGAAGGGTGATTGGTCATAAAAATCCACAAACTGGTGTGTTAGAAATGTTACCACGACCACACAGGAGAGTTTTTAATGATAATCTTATGACTGAACTCAAAATGGATGTTGTGAAAACTGTGAAAAATATGATCGCGTTGAGTGGAATCCGCTTACCTTGGAGCAGGATTGAGTATTGTGAAGCTGCACCGGATCATAATCGCAAGAAATACAACACCGAGCGTCTTAGATTTGAGAAAAACCAATGTGTTTTTACCACAAGAGATTTAGCTGTGCGTGCTACCATTAAGGCCGAGAAGAAATTCATAAAACCTGATTTTGTGGATAGGTTATTCTTTCCTTTCGGACCTGCTGTTAATATTGAAACTGGATGCTTCATTAAACCCATTGAAGGATTCATTGCCAAGGCACTAGATAAGATGTTTACTGAGAGATTTGGCATGAACTATCCAGTAGTGATGAAGGGTTATAACGCTGAAGAAGAAGGAATGATAGCTTTGCAGAAATGGACATCAATTCCTGATGCATGTGTAGTTGAGTTCGATTGCGACCATTTTGATAAACATATTAGTGCGCAATTAATGAATGAGCTCGAGTTTTGGGTGTATTTAAACATTTACTCGCATGATCCTTACTTAGCACGGTTGTTGGCCTACCAGATCCGCCATGATATATCTATATTTACTAATGACGGATACCGGCTAATGACTAGTGTGAAAGGGGGGAGAATGAGTGGTGTGGTTAATACATCCATTGGTAATATGATGATCATGTGCATGATCTTCTCACGTTATTTGCTTCATATCAATATCGGTAAATGCGAATATGTAAACAAAGGAGATGATTGTTTCATAGTCGTTCCCAAGTCCCGTAGGCATTTATTAAACGGGATTGGGCAATTTTTCTTAAGATATGGATTAAGAATACGGGTCGAACGCACTGTTTTCTTTTTTGAAGAAATTACATTCTGTCAGTCGCGACCAGTTCGATTCGGAAATGGTAGAGTCAAGTTTGTCAGACCCCCAGAAAATTTCATGATGAAGGATCCAACTATTTTAGCTGCAATAAAACCAAATGAAATAGCAGCTTGGTTGGACCAGGTGGGGTATGGCGGCATGGTTCTTAATTCAGGGATTCCTATGAATTTTGCATTTTATTCTGCTTTGCGTGATCGTGGTGCGAGGGGCAAGTTAAGCATACAATCAATGAGATTATATTATCATAGTTTGACTGGTCTTAGCACTACGGGCATGTCTCTGGAAGACATAGAAATCACTGATGAAGCACGTCTGTCCTACTATATTGCCACGGGGATCACCCCAGACGTGCAGGTTGAATGGGAGAAACAATGTGAAAAGATGAGATTGGAGTACGGAGAGATCTTAACGGGCGCCCACGTAAATCCCCCAATTACGATTTCATCTATTTTACAAAATGTCAAAGAAAATTCCGCCTAAACCACAAAAGAAGCGTCCGATTGTACCTTTCCAGCGACTTAGTGGGAAAGGAGATTATAATGTTAAGGACGAGGTTAAGAAATCTCTTAAGGAACTCATCCCTATGGGAGTTGGCACGTTGACGAACATGCTGATGCCGGGGATGGGAGATCCAGCCTCAAAGGTTACCAAAGCAGCAATGAAAGCTTTCGCAGCCCTGACGGGCTTTGGTGATTATACTGTAGATATGAATTCTGTTATCGCAAATCCTAATCCAACTACTCCACCAAAGCCTATGTTTGGGCATGGGTCAGTTAGAACGCGAGATGAAGAATACATCGGTGAGCTGCGTACAGGGCCAAATGGGAACTTCTTAAATATGCTGTTTGAGCAAGTAAATCCGTGTAATAAAGTTTTGTTCCCTAAGTTTTCAAATAAGGCCAGGCTATTTCAACAATATTTCATACATGGTTTTGTGCTTCGGTTAGAGTCATTATGTTCAGAAGCCTTCACCACAACTAATGGAAATATGTCTGTGCCCTTGTGTATGGCTGCGGCTCATTACAATGTCGCTGAAGAAAAATTTAAAACAGATAGACAATTGTTAAACACATTCTTTGCAACATCAAGTAGAGTCAATAAAGATTTTGTGATGCCGCTAGAATGTGCACCTTCGGAGGGTGTTTTAAATCATTTGTTTTGTTGGACAGCAACTCAGCAAGGAATGGTCCAGGATCTAAAATTTATGAACTTCGCCATATTAGATATTGCATTTATAGGCGGTTCACACAATGGAGAATTTCCTGCTTACAAAGTTTATGTCGAGTTTGATATTGAATTGTTGAAACCAACAATTATTAACATTCCTCCAAGTGTATATGATTATACTTTTGAGACAGGGCTAGCTATTGGAAAACCATTTGGTACAGATCTTGTATTAAATTCATGCCAAAATGGTTCTCCATATGATACCTTGTTTACAATTGGAACCAATACAATTGTTTTTAGTCCATTCTACACAGGTAGAGTGTTGATAGAAGTCTGCTATGCGTATACCGAAACAGGTGTCACTTCCTTGTTAGCTATAGCTGCATCAAATGGAGCTGCATTATTAAATTATTTTGGACCAGATGATGACCAGGCTTATATTACAAATCTGGGAGATGACACAGCAATTTTATTCTTAGAAGAGGCATTTACCATAACCAATGGAGGTACATTAACTTTTACTGCGCCTAACCTCACAAATTGGTCATGGGGTGAATTATTTATAACCTTATTAGATTAACTTTATTAGTGGCTAAATAAAGAAAACCAATAAAAATACCTAAAAACAAACAGAAATAAAAATTTAATAATACAGTCCGATGATGTTGTGAACGGTTAGTGGAGCTTAGATTCATGCCAAAAGAGTGACCTGGGGAGGTCTTGCTCTTCCGTATGAATTAAGTAACTGCTTTCTCGTTAAAACAATGCTTAGGACCCATGTGTCCACATGGAAAATTTAAGCTTTAACAAAAGTTACCCTGGACAGGGG